GAAATGTATTTAAACCAGATGTATCAGAAGGACAGCTATTAATATTTCCAGCATCATACATACATAAATCGCCAGAAGTAACAAAAAGAAAAACAGTAATTAATTTTAACTTTAATATAAGTTCTAAATATACAATAGATACTATAAATAAAGTAAAAGAAACTCATCCAAATAACTATTTTGATACGGATGAACAAACAAACCTATATAAATAAATAGAGAGGTAAACAATTATGAAATTTATGAGAAATAAAGATATAGATATTGAGCAATTAAGAGAACAGTTAGTTATTGACGAAGGTCAAGTTAATGAAATATACAAAGACCATTTAGGATATCCTACATTTGGTATAGGTCATTTAGTATTAGAATCAGACCCAGAATACGGCCAAGAAGTTGGAACACCAGTATCAAAAGATAGAGTAGTTGAATGCTTTGTAAAAGATTTAGAATCAGTAGTAGAAGACTGTAAAAAATTACATGATGGTTGGGATGGTTACCCAGAAGAGGTAAAACAAATCATTGCAAACATGATGTTTAATATGGGACTTACGCGCTTAAGTAAATTTAACCGCCATAATGCAGCGCTGCAGTGTGGTGATTGGAAGGAGGCGGCAAAAGAAGGCCGTGATTCAAGATGGTACAAGCAAGTAACAAACAGAGCCGAAAGGCTGATGAAAAGACTCGAGGAGATATAAAAACTAACAAAGGTTGGTTTTGGTGTCATGAGAGAAAAGACTTATTCCGTTGGGATGAGTTTATTAATTATAAATATAGTAAATAATGGAGGAAATATGTTTAATTGGTTGAAAAAACTTTTTGATAATACTGAACCTGAAGCTACTGGCGTAAGAGCTAGAAATTCTAAAGGTCATTTTGTTAAAGACGATGCATCGACACCTAATGTCAATGAAGCATACGCAGATGGTAAAACACCAAAACGTAAGCCAAGAAAAAAACCTGCCGCTAAGAAAGCTCCTGCTAAAAAAGCACCAGCTAAAAGAGGTAGACCTAAAAAAACAACAGCTAAAAAATAGCTTATGTTATAAAAGAGGGAGTTTAATGCTCCCTTTTTTTGTGTCTTAGCATAGTAAACCTTATAAATAACTGTGTATACAAATTATAATTAGAGGATATAATAATGGCAGCAGTCAAACTAAAAGGTACAGAAACTAATTTAGCATCAGCTACAAATCTTGGTTTTGCTACACTTGTAAGAATTGTAAATAATAAAACATCCGTCCAGGTAATAACATTAAAAAATGCTGGCGGTACTATTATTGGTACATTTACAATGACCGCAGGTTCTGTTGAATTGGTCAAAAAGACATCTACAGATACTCTTACAGGAGCAGCAACATCATTAGCAGTTAAAGTCGCATCTACCTGGTAATATGGAAGACATTTTCACGCTAATCTCCGATGTCGGCTTACCGATTGCGGGAGCATTAGTGATGGGAGCTTTCATATTTATTATTATTAAACAAATAATGGAAGGTGTAGTTGATGATATAAAGACGCTTACTATGTTCTGTTCATCATTAGAAAATAGAGCAAGAACAATGTGTAATGAAATGGTCAAGATAGATTTACTCGTAAGTAGCGCATTAGAATTAAGACCAGATATAGAACGAATCTCAAGAGCTGAGAATTTTGTTGAAGATGGCAAACTTGACGTAAGAAGAGATTAGTATGGATGATATTACAGTTGCAGTAAGCAACGACCCAACAATAGTGACCTTAATAAATGATTATGGATTTCCTATTGTAATGGTTGTAGGTTTAGGATATTTTGTTTATTTTGTGTGGAATTTTATTAGCACAGAAATAGAACCAGCAACTGAAAAAATGCACATGCAATTAATAAGAGTTATTGACCAAATGAGAATGTTGGACCAAGACCTTATAAGACTCCAACAAAAAGTAGATACAGTATTGGAGTATAAAGAAAACGAAAAGAAAAGAGGTAGTGATGAATAAACATGATAAAAACTTTTTAATTAATATGAGTCCGTTATTAGCAGCGGCAGTTGTTATGTTCTTTATGTTAATAACATTTGAAACTCAAGCACAAGAAATAACTCATAAATTTAAGAACCCATCATTTAGTGGTCAAGGAACAGGCGCTCATTATTTAACTATTGAGAACCAAGAATTTAGTAGAAAAAAAGCTATTGAAGAAGCCTTAGAATCAGCAAGAAAAGCAGCTGAAAGAGCAGAAGATAATACTACCTTAGCAAAATTTATTAGAAATTTAGAGAGTAGAATATATGCTCAAATGGCAAAACAATTAGTAGAATCAATGTTTTCAAATGACAATCCAGTAAGGTTTGGTTCATTTGTTTTAGAAGGTTCAACAGTAACGTACGAAGTGATAACAAATGCCGATGGTACCGAATTTATTCGGATGACTATAATCGACGAAAATGGTACATCAACGATTATAGAAATACCTATAGGCTCAGGATATTTCGGAGGAGATGTTGATGGTGATGGCACGACTGACGGCGGCTAGTTTAGCATTCTTAATATTACTTAGTGGCTGCGCAATGTCGCCACGATTTACTGAACTACCACAAGATTGCAATAAAGATACATGGGGTAAAGATTACGACCATGACTTATGGAACTATGCAAAGGCTTCAGGTAGAACATTTGAAAGAGCATTACCGTTTATATGTGTTGAAGCTCCAGAAGTTGTTCAATTACCTTCATTTATAGAACTCTTAGATTTACCACCAGCAAAACAAAGACCAGTTGTTGCAGTTTACCAATTTGCAGATAAGTCAGGAGCAAGAAAGCCAAGAGAAAATATAGCTGATTTTTCTACTGCAGTATCTCAAGGTGGTGTTGAATTAGTTATTGATGCATTAAAAACTGCAGGTAAAGGTAAATGGTTTAGAGTCGTAGAAAGAAATGGCTTAGACCATTTAGTAAGAGAAAGACAAATTATCCGTTCAGCAAGACAAGATTTTGCTAAGAAAGAAGGAAAAGACAAGTTTCAAGAATTAGAATCACTACTCTTCGCAGGTATGATAATCGAAGGTGGTGTAATAGGGTATGATACTAATATCAAAACAGGCGGGCGAGGAGCTCGTTATTTGGGTATTGGTTATACAAAGCAGTATAGACAAGATGTCGTTACTGTTTCTATGAGAGCGATATCAGTTCTCACAGGAGAAGTTTTACTTAATGTACAAACTCGGAAAACAATATTGAGTTATGGTAAAAGTGGAGATATATTTAGATTTATCGAAATGGGAACTGAACTAGTAGAGTACGAAGACGGAGCGACTAATAATGAGAGCGTGACATACGCAACAAGGTCTGCCATCGAAGCAGCCGTGTTGGAATTAATATACCAAGGTCACAGACGTGGCTATTGGGAAATCGAGGGGTATAACGAAAATGAAGAAACTAATTAGTTTAATTTTATTATTGTCGACAACAACTATTTTCGCAGATACCGATGATAACGAAATCATAATCACTCAAACTGGTGATACACTTAAATTATACATTGACCAAGAAGGTTTTGGTAATAAGATTGGAGGTAACGACTTCTCATCTTCTGCAACTGCAATGGTAGTAACGGGTGCAACACTTGAGTTTGATTTAGATTTCACTGGCAATTCAAATATTTTATTTGGTCCAGTCACAGCTGATAATTCAACTTATAAGCTAGACTTTACTGGAAGTTCAAATGTAATAGATTGGAGTGTTGGTAGTACAGGTAGTTCAGATGATTCTGATATAAACTTTGGAGTAACTGGTTCAAGCAATACATTTGACTTAGACCAAGGAACTCAGTTTAGTGCGGAGCGTTTAAACGCCGATTTAATTGTCATTGGAAGCTCAAACGTATTTGATGTTGATTGGGAAAGTGATGATGTAATTTGGAACTGGGATATAACTGGTTCATCAAATAACATTAATACTTTACAAAAAGATGGATCGAATGAAATGACCGTAGAATTAAATGGTGATAGCGGCGATGTAGACATTAACCAAATATCAGGAACATGCGCAGTTTCAGGTGGTGGTTGTGCTACACCAAATGCTATCATAACATTGGATATTACAAGTGATAACTCAGTCATTCAAATTAATCAGAAAGACGCAGCTAACGATAGTTAGTAGTTTATTATTGATGGGGTCTGTTTATGCAGACTCCATTGGTGATATTGTTGAATCAACTGGCGTAGGTAAAATAGTACGTCAACAAGAAAATATATCAAACCTCAATAATTTACCTATTCAATTAAATGATGTAGCAGAAACTGCAATGGGAAGTATGCTTATCAAATTCCTAGATAACGCAGAGTTATCTTTAAAAGAACATTCAGAAGTTTTAATAGACGAAATCTATTATGACCCTGACCCAAATTTATCCAAAATGTCTATGAAGTTTACTATGGGAACAGCAAGATTTGCTTCAGGTTCTCTTGGTTTAGTAAATAAAGCAAACATAGATATACAAACACCAACAGCAACAATAGGAATTCGTGGGACAGACTTCACGACTACCATAGATGAGCTTGGACGAAGCCTTATAGTCCTATTGCCGGACGCAAACGGTTCCCCGTCGGGTGAAATCAGTGTCACAAATCTGGGAGGAACAGTGTTATTAACTGAATCTTACCAGGCAACTATGGTAAGTACACTTGACAGCACTCCTACTACTCCAGTAACTATTAATGGTTTAACACCATCTATGATTGATAATATGTTTATTGTTAATCCACCAACTGAAGTTAAACAAGCAATCGAAGATGCTGCAGCTGATGAGCAAGACCAAGATAGTGGAATGCTTGATGTAGACTTTTTAGAGTTTAATGAATTAGAACAAGATGCTTTATCAGATAGTGAAAAAGATTTAGAGTTTTCTGAACTTGATATTGATATGTTAGATGTAGATTTTTTAAAAGATTTATTAGATGTAGTTGAAGCTTTAGAAAGAACAAGAGTAACATTATCAGATGCTCAAGGCGGAGGTGGTAATCTAAGTGGCTTTACTCTTAAAGGTGCAGCAGTTGGATTTAATAAAGATTCACAATTTAATGTTTTTGAACAAGATGGCAACTTAGTTTTCTTTCGTAGCGTAAATGGAGTTATAAATATAATAATAGGAGCCGGCGGTAGTGGGTTTATCGATGTAGTCACAAATGATTACGAAGGCGTAATGCAATTTAACGATGGAGATGGAATTGAAATTTTTATTAATCAGTCTAATTAGTATTTTTATTTCAGTACCAGCTTATGCTGGAGCTACTGATAATAATCATATTCATATTGAACAACTTTCGGGTGGAGATAATTTAGATTTAACTATATCTCAAATAGGATTTGGTAATGAAATTAATTTTTCATTTGACCATGCAAATAATACCTTTAATTTTAATCAAACAGGTAATGACAATTATATTGGTTGGGTTTCTTATTGGGGGTCAGGTAAAGCCTGGGGTGGTGATGTAGATGGTACCGGTAATGTAGAAAATGTTGACCAAAGTGGTGGTGCTACATACGGAAGACATATATGGGATAATGATAACACTATTGATGTATATCAAAACGGAACTCATACATTTAATATGGACGTTCATGTTGCCGATGTAGAAGTTGATTTATGGCAAGAAGGAACTGGTAGTCATTATGCACATGTTTATTTTTATGGAACTTCAGACGGTTCAATAGCAAATGTCATGCAAAAGGGTATTGCAAATCATAACGCACAGGTTGTTCTTCAAGGAACAGAAGAAACAACTTTAAATTTACTACAACAAGGTTCAACAAATCAAGCTTATAGTTTAACTCAAAATTGTTATACAGTAGGTGGATGCACAGTTTCAGTAACACAAGGTAATTAATGGCATATAGTAAAGAAGTAGTAGACAGATTCGAATCAGTATTAGCAAATCCAGCTAAACATTCTGTTGGAAGATTCGACCCTAATGATAAAACAGTTATATCAGGAATGGTTGGTGCTCCAGCATGTGGTGATGTAATGAAATTAGATTTAAAAATGAAAGGTAACGTAATAGAAGATGTTAAGTTTAAAACATACGGCTGCGGTTCAGCAATAGCATCATCAACTCTTTTCGTAGAAATGTTAAAAGGTAAAACAATAGAAGAAGCACAGGCTATTAAGGACAAAGATATAGCAGAAGCTTTACAATTACCTCCAATTAAATTGCATTGTTCTGTATTAGCTGAAGACGCAATAAGACAAGCAATATCAAACTGGGAACCCGACACAATGATGGGTCATAATAATCCACCAGAAGACGGAAGGTGGAATTGGTATGGAGAAGAATGATAGAATTAACCGATGAAGCAATTACAAAACTTATTGAAAAAACTAAAAACGGTAATGATACGATTAGGATTGGTCTTACTGGTGGCGGGTGTGCTGGCTTTGAATATATATTCGATTATGAATCCAGAGTTAATGGTGATGACCACGTGTTCGACTATGGAAAGTTTACAATCGTCATTGATGATTTATCACTGCCCTATTTTGACAATGCAACACTAGATTATATTATAGAAGGCATTAACGAACAATTTAAAATAATTAACCCAGCTGAAAAATCATCCTGTGGATGTGGTATCTCAGTTCAGTTTTAGTATTACACAGTATAACACTTTATGAAATATTTAACTTCAATATGGACTACTTTATTAATTGGTATTACACTTTTAGGAGTAAGAATATCAGACCCTCAGTTATTAGAACAATTTAGACTTAGTATATTTGACCAATATATACAATCAATTCCAGTAGAACATTCTAACGATATAGTGTTGATTAACATATCCGAGTCTTCACTCGAAGCCTATGGTCAATACCCTTGGCCACGTCAGAATCACGCAGCGGTGATATCTGATTTACGGAACGCGAATGCTGGCATGATAGGGTTCACTATTATGTTCCCAGAAGAGGACCGCTTCGGTGGTGATGATATCTTTGCCTCGTGGATAAAAAATAATGGGGTTGTACTATCGCAAGATGCAGATTCGAATGGAAGGTCATCAAAAGCTCCTTATGTCGGGTATGCAACGTTCGGCTATTCAGGTGATGTATTAGATTTAACATATCGATATGGCGGATTGATAACTAATATCGATAAACTAGAATCAGAAGCTTGGGGAGCAGGTCTTTTAAACGGAGCTCCTGAAGTAGATAACTTAACAAGAAGAATACCTTTATTTTCTCAAGTTAATGGAGATTTATATCCATCATTTGCATTAGAAACTGTAAGAGCAATGCAGGATAAGAAATCGTATACAATAAAATTAAATGAAGCTGGAATAGAAAGTATAGTATTAAGACCTTTTATAATACCAACGGATGAAAGAGGAAGTATATGGTTAAAATGGAATACTCATTTTGAATCAATTGATTATGATGGAACTCAGTTACCAGATTTAAAAGGAAAGACAGCTATTATAGGAGTTACGGCAAAAGGTATTGTACCACAAGTATCTACTCCAGCTGGATTGTTATATCCTCATGAGATACAGGCAAATGCTTTACAGACAATAATATCAGATAAACCTATATCAAGACCACAATGGACATTTATGGCTGAGTTAGGAATGATTGTTCTGGGCTCTCTTTTGATTGTTCTTTCGGTTTACTATCTACCCATTTGGTTTGGTGCTGCTGTCTTCGTCGGCTCAGCCTTCTTAACTGGTCTTGCCTCTTACTACGCCTGGTACGAATTTTCTATACTCCTCGATTTATCAGCTGCTCTAATAATATATATACTTTTACTCACCTCAGCGAGTTTCAATAACTTTTATATTCAATTTAAATTAAGACAACAAATAAAGAAACAGTTTGGTACTTATGTATCTCCTGACTTAGTAAAACAATTACAAAAGGACCCATCACTCTTAAAGCTTGGCGGTGAAAGAAAAGAAATGACATTTATGTTTATGGATATATGTGGATTCACACCAATATCTGAGCATTATAAAAACAATGATGACCCAGAAGGATTAGTAATTCTTATAAATAATTATTTAGATACAATGACAAAGATTGTTCTTAAGAACGGCGGAACAATAGATAAATTCATGGGTGATTGTATTATGGCATTTTGGAATGCTCCATTACCATGTAAAAATCATGCCGATAAAGCCGTTAAGACATCAATAGAGATATGTGAGGCAGCTGATGAACTTATACAACAACTTGAAGACCAAGGTTTACCTAGGATTGATATTGGCATTGGTATCAATACCGGTACATGCATCGTTGGAAACATGGGCTCTGAAGAACGATTTGACTATTCCGTCATTGGAGATGCCGTCAACCTCGGTGCTAGACTCGAAGGACAAACACGAAATTATGATGGGATTCGAGTGTTGTTGGGACCTGAAACATATCGAAGCTGTAAAGAGAGAGCAT